CGATCAGTTTTGGCTCCGAGGTCAAAGCCTATATATTGACAACTTTGCTAACGAAGGCTTCAGGCGCATTTTGATTGAAGACTTGCAACCTGGCGATGCAGTGATCATGCAGCTGAATGCAACGCTGCCCAACCATGCGGCGGTCTACTTGGGCGACCAGATGATTCTGCACCATTTGCAAGGTCGACTCAGTAGCCGCGACCTCTACGGCGGTTATTATTTGAAGAACACCGCCTGCGCCCTTCGGCATGAAAGTCGTTAAGGTCTACGGCGCACTCCGCAAGAAGCTGGGGCAGTGCCGGTTTGAATTTCACGCAGAAACGCCTGCTCACGCGTTGAAGGCGCTTTGCGTCAACTTTCCAGGTCTTGAAAAGTGGCTGATTGACAGCGAGCAGAACGGCGTTAGCTATCGGGTGATGATAGGGAAAGAAACAGTCACGCACGACAACGCACAGCTTTTTGGCTGTCCATTCAGTGAGCGAGAGGTATTCAGTATTACTCCAGTTGTGACAGGTGCTGGTCAAGGCGCAGGGCAAATCTTTGCTGGTATCGGCTTGATCGCTCTGGCTATTGTCGCGGCACCGCTAGGGGCTGGTTTCCTTGGTTTGGGCGCTGGTGCGTTCACTGCAACGACTGGTACCGCGTTGGTAGCTGGCACGGCGACAAGTTTTGCTGTTACTGCCGCGCTAGGCATTGCTTCAACTGTTGTAGGCTCTATCGGCGCGTATTTGCTGCTGGGAGGAATCTCTCAAGCGCTATCGCCTACGCCTACAGGTGGTTTTGAACGAGGGCGAGAAGCTGCACGCCTTGAGTCATTCAGCTTTAGCGGGATTGTCAATACGGCGAAACAAGGCTTGCCCGTTCCGATTGCGTACGGACGTTTGTTTGTCGGTTCAGCCGTAATTTCTAGCGGTCTTGATGTTGAGTTTAGCCCCAACAACGTCAACAAAACTGACGCATACTTTGCACGGAAGGGCTGATGTCAGATCGTATTGCTTCGCTTCAGGGTTCCGGCGGTGGCGGCGGTGGTGGTTGCTTTCTAGGTACCACCCTGGTTGCCACTCCAGATGGGAGCAGGCGCATTGACGACCTAAAGGCCGGCGATCAAGTTCTGAGCTTTGACGACCGAGGCGTCATTCACTCTGCGACAATCCTGAAGGTTCACGAGCACGAAAACGAGAAAGTTGTCCGCTACAAGCTTTGGGGCGGTGAGCACCTTGACGCAACGCCAAATCACTGGGTTCTGAACCAGTTCAACGCGTTCGTTGAGATTGGAACGCTCGGCAGCGACGACTGCCTGGTCGATTGGAACAACCACCTTCGCCCGATTGTCGGCAAGGAGGATTTAGGCACTGGAACGGTCTACAACCTGACAGTTGAGTGTCACCACACCTTTATTGCTGGTGGGATCCGTGTCCACAACGCTGGTTTAGGCGTTGGTATCGCCGGTTCAGGCGGTGGTGGTGGTGGTGGCGGCAAAGGCGGAGGCGGTAGCCGCACTCCGATTGAATCAGACGACTCTCTGCAATCCACTCAATATGCGTCGGTCCTTGACCTGATTTCTGAGGGTGAGATTGAAGGCTTTGACGACGACATAAAAAGCATTTATCTCGAAGGCACGCCAGTCGCTGATGCCAGCGGCACTAATAACTTTCGAGGTTGGACGATTGTTGCCCGATTCGGCACGCAAACACAGGCTGCGATTGGTGGTCAAGCCAACGCAACCGAACAAGAGTTTGGGGTAGGTGTTCAGCTGTTTAACGGCGTGCCAATTACTCGTCAGATTACTGACAGCAATATTGATCGCGTTCGTATAACGGTCAACGTTCCCCAGCTGCAGTTAATTGAGGACGATGGCGACATCCTCGGATTCAATGTCGAGCACAAGATTGAAGTCCAGTACAACGGCGGTGGTTATTCAGAGGTTGTTAGGGACAATATTGCTGGTAAAACGGGCAACCTCTACCAGCGTGATTACATGGTGAAAGTCGAAGGCGACTTTCCTGTAGACATTCGGTTGACCCGTCTCAGTGCGGATGAGACATCGGCCAAAAAATCAAACAACATTTTTTGGTCGAGTTATACGGAAATCATTGACGAAAAACTGCGCTATCCAAATAGCGCAATGGTTGGTCTCCGTTTCGACTCTCGTGACTTCAACAATATTCCTGCCAGGAAATATCTAATTCGTGGAATCAAAGTCCAGCTGCCATCAAACGCAACCGTAGACACAAGCACTCATATTGGTCGGGTTACCTATTCCGGCATTTGGGATGGAACGTTTGGGGCGGCTACTTGGTGTAACGACCCCGCTTGGTGCTTGTGGGATTTGCTGACTAACACCCGCTACGGCGCATCGATTCCTGCCAGCAGCCTTGACCGCTATGACTTTTATTCCATCAGTAAATACTGCAACCAGCTTGTTGACAATGGCAAAGGCGGTAAGGAGCCACGTTTTAGCTGCAACCTTTTAATAAACAGTCGAGACGAGATATACAACGTCATTCAAGAAATGACGAGCCTATTCCGAGGCATCAGCTATTACGGCGCTGGTTCGTTGGTTTTGTTGCAAGACAAGCCGGCCGATTCTCAATACTTAATTGGTCCAAGCAATGTTGTTGCGGGAATTTTCAGCTACAGCGGCACGTCACAAAAGGCACGTCACACCACTGCCACCGTGGCTTGGCAGTCCTACGAAAACTTGGGTGAAGTTGAATATGAGTACGTTGAGGACGCTGACGCTGTAGCCAAACACGGCATCATCAATAAGGACATCAAAGCGCTTGGTTGTTACAGCCAAGGTCAGGCTCATCGCGCTGGCAAGTGGGCTTTGCTAAGCGAGCAGAACCTGACTGAAACCGTCAGTTTTTCGGTTGCCATCGATAGCGGCATAATCCTGCGCCCTGGCATGGTGATCGACATTGCCGATCCGCTCAAGGCTGGATCACGGCGCAGCGGTCGGATCAGCAGTGCAACCACCACTGTCATTACGGTCGATAGCACCACTGATCTGTCAGTCGACACTACAAAGAGCCCAACCCTTTCGGTGTTGCTACCGACAGGTTTGGTTGAAACCCGAGGAATCAGTGAAATCTCTGGAACAGAAATTACTGTCAGCTCCGCTTTTAGTGACGCGCCAAATGCGAACAGCATCTGGATGATCGAGACGACTGATCTCCAATCGCAGCAGTATCGAGTTTTAGCGGTTGTTGAATCAGAAAATGGAATTTATGGCGTCACGGCTCTTGAATACAATGCTTCGATTTACGACGCGATCGAGACCAATAACAAGCTGACGGATCGGGATATTTCAAACCTTTCCGCTAAGCCGGACTCGGTTAGCAGTATCCAAGGCACCGAGTTTTTGTACCAAAAAGGTCAAAGCGTCTTTTCGGGCTTTGACTTGAGCTGGATTAGTTCCAGGCAGCGGGTCAATGAGTTCCGCGTTAGGTATCGGATCGACGACGACAACTGGGTTCTGATCAATACAACTTCGCCGTCAGTAAGGATCGAGCAAACCCGAGCAGGCAAGCTGTATGTTCAAGTTTCAGCAGCCAACTACTTAGGCAAGGTAAGCGACATCTCAACTGCTGAGTTCACGCTGCTCGGTAAAACTGCCGTTCCAGGTCAGGTCTTAAACCTGCGGTTTGAGGCGACCAGCGACAAAGAGGGAACGCTCCGCTGGGATGAAACCGTCGATCTTGACGTGAAGGTTGGCGGCAAGGTCTACATCCGCCATAGCAGCTTGACCGACGGCAGTGCCAGCTGGAGCGATTCGGTTGACCTGATCGAAGCTGTCGCTGGTTCGTCCACCAGCGCCAAAATCCCATTGGTTGAGGGTGAGGTGTTTGCCAAGTTCGCTGATGACGGCGGCCGGCTGAGCACCAACGAAACCAGCGTGATCATCGACCTGCCGGATGCGGTAGGCAAGCTCCAAGTCATTGACCGCAAGGAAGATCTGGACAGCCCGCCGTTCCAGGGTGCGAAGGTCGATTGCTTCTACGACTCTGGGTATGACGCCCTGACGATGGGTGGCGGCGACATTGACGAGATTGAGGACTTTGATGAGATCGCCTATTTCGACATCCTGGGCGACGTGGTTTCCAGCGCCACCTACACCTTCAACGACACGCAGGATCTAGGCGCTGTCTTCTCTCTGGATCTCAAGCGCTACTTCGTCACTCGCGGCTACTACCCAGCCGACTCCGTCGATAACCGTTCGGAGAATATCGACAGCTGGGACAACTGGGACGGCGACGTAGTCGACAAGGTGAACGCCACGCTGCAGGTGCGGCACACCGCTGATGATCCATCTGGAACGCCAACCTGGACTGACTGGAAGGAATTTGTGAACGGCACGTTCAAGGGCAGGGGCTTCCAGTTCCGCACCGTGATGACCAGCAGTGACGTTGCCCAAAGCATCCTGATCGACGAGCTTGGCTATGAGGCTGAGTTCCAGCGCCGCTCAGAGCAGGCGAATGGTGCAGTGGCTAGCG